ACTACAAATGCAAGTACAAAAAATACTAATGCTAACACACTAAAGAATACTATTAATGCACTACTAAATCTTCCATCCGTTTTTCTATCTTCTTCTTCTATTTCTTTTTCTAACCTTTTTACCCATTCAACCAAACTCTCATATAGTTTGATTATTTTTTTCACTTATTTTCCTCCAATAATTCCAAGATAGTTGCTCCAGCCAATTCCTTTTTAGTAAATATGAACTCGACATTGTATCGTTCCTTCATAGTATTCATAATCTTCATAAGTGTTTCACCTTTAACTCGTGTTCTTTTAGAACTCCAGGTAATAACATCATCAACTGTTCCAATTCGTTGCTCTTTAATCAGGAATATAAATCTCTCGCAACCTATTTCTCTAGCTCTTTCAATTTCTCTTTTTACTCTCTCGTGTTCTTTAAGTGAAGTTAAGTTGCCACACATTTCAAGTAAATCTTTTTTTAGATCGATGATTACTTTCGTGCTATTAACCAACTTAACATCACCAGCATAAAGTTTATTCCTTATCCATTTAACCCCATGACTATCTAAATAATCAGTAACATATTCATCCTTTTGATTTCTAGTATCCATTTCTATAATCATAATTCACTCCTAAAATGATGTTATCTCTTTGAATATTTGTCTTGTTTTATCGTAATCCATCTCAACATATCCAGTAACACCATCACGATTTTTAACAATATCAACATTCATTTTAATAACTGGTGTAACATTCGTTTTATCATCTTTGTTTCTATAAAGCAATATTACCTTGCTTGCACTATTTTCAAGTTCGCCAGAATCCTTTAACATTGATAAACTTAATTCTTCACTCTGATATGCTCCACGATTTAACTGACTTGCAGATATAATCGTGCAGTCATATTCTAAACACATCTGCCTTAGTTGTTTTGCAACTTCGGTTGCTTGCTCATAAAGTGATTTTGTATTATCAGCTCGAGTTAATCCTAAGTGATCTATAAATAATACTGTGTGCCTATTCTTATCTTTGTATTTCATAAGAATATTTTTTATTTGCTTAATATCATTAGCTTTATGTTCTACAATAATTCCAGAATCTTCAATTTTTTGCATTGCTTTATCAATAACTTGCTTTTGGTAATCACTTTTAGGTTCTAATAAATTATCAATGGCAACATTTGCCTCAATAGATATTAATCTTTTATAAATCGTGCTCTTACTCATTTCCATATTGAAATAAATACATTGATATCTATCCATTAAATCATTCATTAAATTTAGCATAAATCCCGATTTACCTGCTCCTGTTGTTGCACCAATAATTAAGAAATCTCCTTGAACTAATTTCAAGTAGTTATTTAACTTATTAAATTTCTTTAATTTAATCTCTACCATTTCAGTATTGATATTAGTAATTAATTCTTCTTTATCAATTGTTGTACTGCCTTTAATCAACTCAATATCATCTAATTCTTTCATTTTCTTCATAAAGACATCGTAAGTAATTTCTTTCTTCTCTAACTTCTTATTCAATGCATTTACGATATCTTCTTTATAAAACTTAACAATACTTTCTTCCGCAACCTTCAATTGTTCCTTCCAAGCATTTTCATAATGAAATGTTTCAAATATCAATTCGCACATCAATTGAATATTCGCATCTTTATGTTTTTCTACAATTTTAACTGGATTAACTATTCCGTATTCCTCATAGCACTCTTTAGCATATTCAAATAACTTAGCATTACCAGGATTAATCAAATACTGCGGTCTCACTTGTGTTATTCCAAACAATTCGTTTCTATTCAATAGTAAAGACATAAACTCATTCTCTATTTCTTCTCTGTTATCTCTATCAATTGCTAACATTAATCTAGCCTCCTGCTTGTACTAGGTTGTTTAATCTTACCATTTTCTAAATCCTTCTTATACCAATTATTCAACACAAGTTTCCAATTTTTAATTGGTAGTCCATTACCGTTAATCCATCCAATGCTTTCATAGTAATCATAAAATCTTTCACAATAATTTTCGGTTGCTCCTAAAGATAATCCATAAGAAACGATATCAGAGAGTGTGGGAGAAAGTGTGTGTGATTTCTCTCTCACATTCTCATTATCATTTACATTTACATTCTCATTATCATTCTCATTAGGTTGTTTTTCAAAATAACCATTGGTTGTTTTTTGATATTTTCTTGCATTTTGATTTCCTTTAGGTGCACCACCTTTTTTACCATTTTCATATCTTTCAGTATTAGCTTCAATTTGTGGTTTAACAAGTTCCATAATGATTTGTCCGACATCATTTGTTAATGGCACAACATTTTTGTTTAAACCCAATTCACATATTGCCTCATAAATATCAGCTTTAAGTTCTTTGTTTTTAATTTTCTTTATTGCTTCATAAAAGCTTTTATAAAATACAAAACTTTCTCTCATAAGGAATTACCTCCTTACAAATCAATTCCAGTACCATCTAATAAATCATGTAATTCTTGATCGCTTACTTCTCTTGCTCCAGTTGTTTTATTGTTTTTATCCCTATAAAACTCCTCATAATCATCAACTGACACATATTTACCATTAAGCAATTTAACATCAGGTATTTGAATTTCATTTAATTTATCTAGACTTCTAAACTGTGTTAATTTAGTTGCAACCTTTACCTCTTTCTTATCATTTTCATATTCTTCCCAACCAAAAACTCCTACTATCTTTTTATTCTTAAATTGTTCTAAATCTAACTCTTTACCAGCTTCAGCAATAATCTTCGCACTAGGATTAGAATGTTGAACTGCTGTAATAAATCCTTTTAGATATGCTGTTTGTTCTGGCTTTAAAGATAAATACTTAACTGCTCCACTAGGCCATCTTTTTTTATCATCATTATTAGCATCGAATTGTTTTTTAAAATATCCATCAAATTCTTCGCCTTCAGCAATATCTACTGATACTTGCAATGATGTATTTCTTGATAATTCACTTGTATATTCTCTAACATCAAGTATTTTACAAATATGTGCTCCTAATGTTAAACTTGTAAATTCTCCTGCTTCTTTTGCTTCAACTTTATCGTAATCATTTGGTAATACCATTACAAATCAACCTCCTTAACATCGTTATTTTCAACTGGCAATTCCTCTTTAGTTTCTCTAATCATTAACTGATATGTTGCCTCGCCCTTTTCAGTATATTTTTCAGTTAATTCTTTTTCTTTCTTTTTAAAAGTTGTAATATCAAAACTTACTTTTGTTTTTAAATATTTATTATAGATTTCCTCATTTTCAGTTTTAAATTTTGCCTCGTTAAACTTATCGTTTGTTTTAGTTACTAGACTATATAATGCTTTATCAGTTCTATAACTCTTGCTTTCGGTGTTCTTTAATTCTTTAATTAACTCACTTTTTAATTCTTCTCTTTGAGTTTCTAAATTTTCAATTAATGAGTTTACTTCATTTAATTTGTTAATGATACTATCCATTATTTATCCTCGCTTTCTTCAATTTTTTTTAATTCTGATAATGGATAACAGCAATCTATGTAGTTATTTTTAATAAAATTAACATATGCTGTTTTATCACTATAGATTTGATTGATAATTGCATATCCATTAAGTAAGTCTTGTACTTGAACCTTATCTCCTACTTTGAATTCTTCTACATTTGTTTCATTGTTATTTTTCTCAATTTCGTTATTTTCAGATTCAATATTGTTCTCTTTTGCTGTCTTTATTAAATTGTCAAAAGCTTCAGATATTCTGATTGAGGCTGCAGTAAAATCTTGGTCATATTTTTTAGCCTTATCATAAAGTTCATTGTATTTATCTAGTGTTAATGTTACATAATTATCCATTATTTATTTTCCTCGCTTTCTTTTTTATCTAAATCATAGTAATCTCTAATAATGTCATCGACTTTCTTTAAATCGTTTTCCATTTCTTCTTGTTCAAACATTCCAATTGGTGTTTTAACACAATCTTGTCCATTGTTTTTTAATCTAAAAATATAGTTACCATTTTGGATCATTGACCTAATACATACAGTAAACATACCTTGAATATTTACCTTATCATCAAGTAATTTACCAATTGTCTTTGGCTTAATATTTCCATCATCATCGCTATCTTCATGCATAATTAGATAAACTGTCTTGCCGCCTTGTAAGTTTTTAATTCCCTGGATTAGATTCCAGAAGTTATTTGCTAGTTCATTGTATTTATCAAATCCCTTAATGCTTGATTTACTCATGAACTCAGTTGTAATTAGATAATTTGCATCATCAATTACGATGGTTTTCTTAGTAGTCTTAGCAATTGATGCTAATATTGTTTGATAGTCATCAAGTTTAGGTGCATTTAAATCATTTTTAAATGGTAATGGTTTACCTAAAACATTGACTATTGCTATTTCATCTTTCTTAAAATTTCTCATTGAAGCTGATTTGCCGCTTCCGCTTTTACCAATTAATAAAACTGGTACACTATTCATATTTTTCACTCTCCTATTTTCTAAAATTTGTTCTACCTCATTTTTCATATAAGGCACTTCGATAATTTTATAATTATCAATGTTTTCACTCATATAAACAATTATCATTTCTTTAATTTTTACATCTGTATATTTTTCAATTAAATATTTATAAATTGATAACTGTATATAATAGTGATTAATCGTTAAATCTTTTAAATGTTGTAAAGGTATTTTCATTGGTTTAGCATATTTTTCTTGCTTGCCATCATCGTTATATCCGCCTAATTTTGAATTAGTTTTATAATCTACTAGAATTACATCTCCTGTTAGTTTGTTAATAAATAAATGGTCGACTGCACTAGCAATATCGTATTCTTCACTACCAATAACAAATTCATCTGCTAAGTGTTCTAAAAAGTCTTTATAATCGTTATAAAAATTATCGGCTTGGTCTGTAATTTTATTGACTGCTGCTAAATATCCAACACTTTTATCAAATGGTAGTAAAAGCCATTCTTCAAAACTCCATCTTGACTGTGCATATTCGTGGCAAGTAGAACCCTTTTCACAAGCAAATTTATTTTTATATTCCCATTCTTTCAAAACTTGTGTTACTTTCTTACCATCTCTAGCAGCTACTAATTCAGCCATACCTTGTTGGTCAAACTTATTGGTATAATCTTCAATTAATCTAGTAACGGATATTCCAACTCTCTTACCTTTGCATTCGTAATGATGATCTTCAGGATAAAATTTGAAATCATCAAATACTTTTAGTTTCTCTAATATCTCGTTCATAATTATCCTCATTTTTGACAAAAAGTTAATTTTATGCTATATTTAATGCATAAAAAGTTTACCCGAACTTTTTATTTTTTTATTTACTAATTCTTTCATTTAAATAACTTCCTGATTCTACTACAACAAATAATGAAATTACAAATATAACTAATCCTAATGGCGTAAATCCTACCATTTGTTTACTAAAAAATGGTTTGATTGCTATTAAGTAAATACTTTCAAATACAAAATAACTTCCAGCAATTAGTGATATCAAATTCCATATTGCTTTTTTGTTTACCTTTCTTTTCATTTAAATTAACTCCTCTAATTCTTCTCTTGTAATTTTTCTTTTTAAATATTCTTCTAATTGAGTTTTACTTATATAATAAGAGAACTCTTTTTTATTCATTACAGCTATTCCAAATGGAATTTTATTCTGCTGCAGTCCAAGTCTTATAAATTGTTCTGGCATACCTGTTAATTTAGATGCCTGTTTAATGGTTATTTTTTCTTCCATCGTTTCTCCTTTTCGTGCTAGATTGTTATGTTTAGTTTTCTAAACCTTTTCTTTAAAAAAAATTGAACCTATTTCTTCATTTCCAATGTGTAACAAATTTGATATTCTTTTGATATTTTGCGAAGTAAAATCTAATTTATTATTTAGTTTTAAATTTAAAGTTGCTCTTCCCATCGGAATTTCATTAGCAAACTTATCTTGCGTATCATAATATTGTTTGATTCTTCCCTCTAGAATACTATAGTCAAATTCGATTCTATCATTCATAATTCGCCTCCTATCTTGTTTAGTTTTCTAAACACAATTCTAGTTTATCATTTATGGAAAATATTGTCAATACTTTTTGTTTAGAAAATTAAACTTTTTTTCTTGCTTATTAAATTAATATATGTTATTATTAGATTGTAAGGAGAAGAAATGGATAATATAATAGGGAAAAGAATTAAAGAAGCAATGAATTTAAGAGGAGTAAAACAAGCCGATATAGTTAAAAAAACTGGAATAAATAAAGGTGCATTGAGTTCATACATAAATGGCAATTATGAACCTAAACAATCTAATATTTATAAAATTGCTAATACTCTAAACATTAGTCCTGCTTGGTTAATGGGTTATGATGTTCCTATGGAATTAAACTCAGATTATGAACAAAAAGTTATTTTATTTGGAAATACATTTTCTGAATTATTATTTTATTACAAAATAAAGGCTGATGAATTTGCTAAAAAGAACAACATAGACATTAATGTAATCAATAATTGGCTTAGTTTTAAAAGCATTCCTAATGACTCAGAACTTTATAAAATATGTAACTTTTTTAATATAAATGATCAAAGAGATTTATTTAATGGTTCTGAATATTTTAGAACATTAGATAAATACGATTTAAAGAATGATGGGCCTGTTGATAGATATCAATTTGGATTTGTTTTCGAATGTATGTTAGATGATATTAGTGATGAATTAAATGTTCCTGTAAAGAAAATAAAATCCATTTTATTTAAAGAAAGCAAAAATTTAGAGCTACTTGCAACGTATGAAGATTTATATAATTTTCTAAAAAATTATTTTAAAGATAAATTAAATATTGATTAAAAATATGCTAGTACAGGTATTTTTAAAATAGATGTAGAAAGGAGTATAAAAAATGGATGAAAATAGAACTGAAAACACAATTACATGTCCAAATTGTAACAGCAGTAATGTTAACATTCAAATAGTAAATGAAAGTCATCTAGTTAATAAACATCATGGTATATTATGGTGGTTATTTATTGGTTGGTGGTGGATATTTGTAAAATGGCTAATATTTACTATACCAGCATTGATTTTTAAATTATTTGGAATTGGCAAAAGAAAGAAAATTAAAAATATTACTAAAAAGGTTGCAGTATGTCAATCTTGCGGTAATAGTTGGAATTTATAATTAAAAAAGACTAGCCCTTGCTGGAACAAGAACTAGTCGAGTACATAAAATCAATCTAGCACGATCGAGTTTTTATGTACCCTAATTATAACAAATATATATTAAAATGTAAATAATTGGAGGTAAAAAAATATGAAAATGACAAATGGATTTGGAGGAGTTTCTAAACTTTCTGGAAAAAGAAGAAAACCATATATGGCTTTCAAAACTGTAGGTTGGGAATATTTAGAGGATAAAGGGAAATACAGACAAATAAAACAAGTTATTGGATATGAGACTTCAAGGTCAAAAGCATTTGAGTTATTAGCTAAATACAATGTAGATCCTTACGACATAAATGCTAACAAAAAGAAATTTAAGGAATTGTTTGAGGAATGGATTAAAATTAAAGAACAAGAATGTAAAGATGGCCTATTGTCGGTTAAAAGTATTAGTAGATACAAAAATGCTAATAGATACTATGATAAAATTGAAAATATGGCATTTATTGATATTAAATTAAATCACTTGCAAGCAATAATAGATGAATGTCAATATGGCTATTCTACTAAATGTGATATTAAATGTTTGTATTCACTACTTTATAAGTATGCAATAAATTTAGATATGTCATTAAAAAAAGATGTATCACCATATTTAAATTTAGGCAAAAAGAAAAAATCGGAATTACACACATCGTTTACAAGTGAAGAACTTAAACTTTTATGGAATAATGTAAATAAATTTGAATTTATAGAAATAATACTAATAATGATTTATACTTCATTTAGACCTAGTGAATTATTTAGTGTTAAAGAAATACACTTAAATGAAAGATATATGATTGCAGGAATTAAAACTGAAGCTGGTATGGATAGAATAATTCCAATTCATAAAAGCATAGCACCTTTTGTAAAAAAATGGTTAGTATCGAATAAAATTAATGAATTCAACTACAGAAAAATAAACTATGAATTTAATAAAACAATGGCACAATTAAATATGGAACATATTCCACACGATTGTAGGCATACATTTGCTACTATGATGGATAATACCGCTGCCAATAAAATATGTATTAAATTAATTATGGGGCATACTATTACTGATATAACTGATGGTGTATATACACATAAGTCGATTGAACAATTAGTCGAAACTATCGACTTATTAAATTAAACAATTTGTTGTCTACGTGCTGTCTACCCTCAAAAAAAGTGGCTAATTTCAACACAATATTAATATAGATAATTTATATATATTTAAATCATTATTGTATAATTAAAAGCCTTATAGTATAAGGCTTTATTTACTAATGGCGTCCCCGATTGGAATCGAACCAACGACCTATTGCTTAGGAGGCAATCGCTCTATCCTACTGATATACATATCCTTATAAAATAAGGTTTTGCAAGATTTTTGTTGTCTACCTGTTGTCTATGTTAAAATAATATAGCATCACTAAATCAAATATTTCTAATTTCATTTTAATATATTTTTAGAAAAAATGCTAGATATATTTTCTAGCAATGTTTAATTCTAGATCATAGTAGTCCTTACCATTAAAATATTTGGCTTTACTATTCTCTATCTTAAGTAATATTTTAGATACGTTATTATCTATGCCTAATTCTTCACAGAACATGTCTTTTTCTTTTCCACGTAATATTTTACTAATCACACCAATTCCTCCTCTTAGGTGGTGTATTATAGCATATTGCTTTGTCGATATTTGTCGAATTATGTCGAAAGACACAAAAAAATAGGAGTAAGCTAATGCCTACTCCTCTCTAATATTTTCTTATTCTCTCTAATTATTTCCATTCTTCTATCATATTCATCATGATTATCTAATTCTAATTTATGTAATTCAACATGTGTTTCTTCACTTAGTAGATAGCTTTCTTCATAGATAGTATGGTGAGTTTGTCGATATGGTGGATCGTGATGCAATTGCAATTTCTCTTTTGCAAATATTTCCATATTATACATATCAACTCGACCACATTTAAGAAATAATTGACATTTAATTGCTTTTGAACCTGGCCTTTTACTCATAAAGACCTCCTAAATTGATTTTAACGTACCTTTTTTTAACATTTCAAGCATCTTGATATTTTGCTCGGCTGTTCCTTTATAATTTGCTATACCGTTAATTTGGGCTAATTTAGAACGATATGAGAACGAACTATCTACTCCAACACCTTTTAAGGCATCTATGATAGAATGTCCGTTATAGTTTTTATTTGATAAGTATTTTGTTGTATCAGATACTATACAATCATCATTTATCCAACCAATATTTCCTTTATCTAATAGATAAGGGTTTCTAGCATCATCGATAATTCTAGTTATCTTTCCCTTTGATTTCGCAGGTTTTAATTTTTTATCAGATGTACTTGATACATATACACCATTAATATTAACTACATCACCAATTTTATATTTATGAGTATCTTCAACAATAAAGGTATTTGTTTTTTTCCAATTATATAATCCTTTTTGTATCTCAACTTTGTCGTACAAGAACAATGCTTTTGTTACATCATATTGATTATTTATTGGCCAAGCATTAAATCCTGCTTTTTGCCATTCACCTTTATGCCAGCCATTACCCGTAAATTTACCTCTACCTACTCCTAAATGGATATGTGAGCCTGTTACTTTGCCTTTTGTACCAGGTTGATAATATGTCTCACCTTGCTTTATTACCTTTCCTACATATAAGTTAGAAACATCATTATCATGGCAAGTCATTATTGTCATATAATCGATAGTTCCATCTGCATATAATACTTTCTCATTTGATTCAAACCATACAGTATTGCTATATGGATAAATTCTTTTTATAGTTCCTGTAAAAGGTGCTTTAAACCACTCACTAGCACTACCAATATCAATTGCAAGTTCCCCTTTATGTGAATAATCTCCGTTCATGCCTTGTGTGATATTTAACTTTTTAACATTAAATACTGCCTTTTGCATTTTATTCACCTTCTTTGCTTTTCTTATTAAAATCACTAAGTCCATTAGAACCTAGACTAATTGATACTGCACTTAATGCATATAACACTATATCAACCCATTTAAATTCATTCATTACTGCATTTACCGTAATTAATAAACCTAGTGAAATTAAAAAACTCCAATATCGAGTTGGAATTTTTTTAATAAATGGTAGGGCTTTTGTAAATTCTACTACCATATATACTGTAGCTACAAAAGTTGTGTAAGTTTTTAATATTTCCCATGTCATGAAATTTTCCATTATATCTTACCTTCTTTCTTTAATTTTTCCCATTTACTATGAATAAAGCCATTGCCACCTAATTTTTCATACCTATCAAATAATTGATAGGCATTTTCTATTTGTTCTGTACTAACTTGTCCATTTTCAACTTGAGACATAAAATTAACTAAGTCCGTTTTTGTTGAACTTAGTTCTAAATTGTCTATTTTATTATTTATAGGTTGTAATGTTTTACTAATAGTATCTGTAATAACACCTTTTATTTTGCTATAACTACCAATAAATCCTCCAATAAGTACTACTGCTCCAATTATTTCTCCAATTGTTATATTTTCCACTATTTATCCTCTCTTTCTATTTCCATTTTCCTATTGCAATGTATGTTACAGTTACTGTTGTACCAGTAGCATTCCAATAAGTTTCCAAATTGTATGTACCAGGATTTGTTGTTGTTGGCGCAGAATTACCACATATACTTATATTTCTACCAGCTGTATTCATACTTTGAATTGTTTTCGTTACCATTGGTGGTGATATAAATGTTTGTGCAAAGTCAGGTAATGCCAAATCTCTAACATACCAAATAGTTGAATCTTGTGTCCAACTTAAAGTAGCTGTTGTACTACTTCCCCAACAAATCATCGTACCATCATAATATTTTATATAGTTTGTTCCACTATCTACTACTTTGTTTCCACCTACTGTAATATTTAAGAAATCAACTCTATCTTTGAACTTAGCCATTATCCATAAACCTTTGGATAAAACTAATTCAATAATATGTGAATTGCTAAATGTATCAACAGCTCTTATTTTGAACTTATAAGCATAATTTTGATTTAAGTTAGTTATTTCAGTGTTGCCATTTTTTAATCCCCAACCACTTATTGTTATGTTATTGCCAGTTCCAACATTTGCACTTGATGGTATTGATATATAACTACTATCGCTAGGTTCTGTTGTATCACTTCTCCAATATTTATATGACAATGATATAGTATTGGTTGTATTACCTACATTTGCATTATAAAATGTACCAGTTAAATTCAATTTGCCTTTACCAGTTGTTTGACCGTTTCTTTTAACATTAGATGATGTTTGAATTAAGTTTGGCTTTTGATATGGAATAATATTATATTCAGGTGAATTTAATGGATAATGTGCTCTCTTACTATCTGTTAAGAAAAATAATATCTTTGTTTTTCCACTTTCTATTGATGATGTTAATAATGGTGTGTTCCTAAAATCAACATCTACCGTAATTGTACTTGTTCCTACTGTAACGGTTGCAGGCAGTTGTGAAAGACCTTGTTCAAAAACCGCAACACCATCTGCCGAAATAGTTGCATCATCATATACTTGATAAGAAAGTACAAATCGTTTCACACTTAAATAATTTGCTATAACATTATTTGCAACACCAGATAAACTACTATTTCTTTCAGTTATGCTTGTTAAACTAGCAGTTGGTTCTTTATGCAATGCAGTTAGTGTCAATGTATCACTAGCACTTGCGTTGCCTGGTGGATAAGGAGAGCCAGAAGTATCAGTAACACTAAATGATATATTTATTGTTTTAGTGCCATCGCTATTATGTGCAACTTCAATATTACTACCGCTTTTTAATGTTACCGTTGACCTACCATCATAAGTATCAATTGAACCTGTGTAATTTACTCCATTTATAGTAACTGTATATTTTACATCACTACCAAAGCCATACCAGTTCCAACCATTACTAACTGGCGATAATTTAAATGAATAACTTAAATATGAACTATTACCACTTGTGCTATCTTCATTTACTGTTAAAGTAAACTTGTGATGTCCTCTTGAACCATTTGCACTTATTGTTTTATTTACTGCCATTATTCTTCACCATTGTAGAATGTCGCATAGCAATATTCACCATCGGCCTCTACCCTTTCATCTACAAAATCATAATTTTCTGTATTCATAGGATCAGTTGTATCTTTTCCGTTATATGAATATAATAATTGCTCTAATAATCTTAGCATTGTTAGTAAACTACCATTTCTAGATGTTTTATTTAGTAATGCATTTCCATCTCTATATTCTGTTGCTTCATTTGTTATTTGTGTATTAAATTCATTTTGACCGACATGTAGATTTAGTCCATCTTTATTAAGAGTAATTCCATTAGTTGTAGTTACTTCTCTTATTTCACCAGTTTCGGTGTCTATGTTAGTGGATATAATTTCAATATTTTTTTCAGTTGATGTTGTTCTTTCTTCTACAGCTTCAATTCTACTTCCATAATCACTTTCTTCAATAGTTTGTACTCTTGCTTCAATACCTTGCTCATTTATCTTTAACTCACTTACGTGGCTTTCTACATAGTTTGCTATTAATGTATCTCTAACATAAGTAATATTCATATTTGGCTCTAATTCATCGGTTGTATTAATATAAGTAATACCTTTGTATGTACTTGGTATTTGTACTTCACCTAGTTCTTCGGTGTATGGTTCTGCTAGTATGTATTGAGCTTCGGTATTATGTGTTGATAGCCAAGTTTTAAAACTAACTATTCTATTTGCTAAAGAACTTGTATCACCAGTTAATAAATCTCTAGGAAATCTTATTTGTATTTTTTTGTCAGTGTGATAGCAAATACCTGGTTTTGTGTTTGTATTGGAATATACATTGTAAGTAGAAAAATAATTACTCATTAATTTTGTGTTGTTTAAAGCATTAATCGTTAGAGCATTATTTAGTTTTGATAATAATTGTAACCATATCGTGTCATCGTTATCCAATGTAGTATAACCAGTCCAATTCTCACTACCATCTAATACAACCTTACCTATTTTTCTTTCTGCATACAACATACCATTTTTTATGTATAGTAAATCTTTTGTATCTCCTATACTACGAAGTGGTTGGTCTAGGGTGTATAGGTATGCATTTGATTTATGTTCCTCATAAGTTGTTTTTATGTTCCCTATCTCTAATTGAACTGGTATCATTACATCACTAACACTTACTTGATACATATAAAAACCTAAATTAACATTAGTATCTTTTGTTAATGTGAAAGTTGCATCATTAGTCGCAAGATGCCCTCCTTCATCTAAATTGTCAAGATATGATGGATAAGATGAAGAATTACGATAAAAATGATATGTTCCCTTTTTTAGTCTAAATGCAAAATTAGTTTTAAAGGCATTATTTGTTGAATATGTTTCCCCAGTTGAAGTTCCACTTATATATAAATTTCCGTTTTTAACATAATATCTTAATCCATTTAATGTAAAATCTTGATTAGTAAAGGGAATTAAATTCTTCCCTGTTGTTTTAACTTCAATACCATATTTCCCATAAGGAATATAACTATGGGCTTGTGTACCTTCTACCAATTGAATATTCCTTACTAATTGATAGTCATTGTTATAGTAAGATAATCTAATATAAGATACTGTTTTACCTGCTTGTGATGTAATTTTGTAATCATATTCTGTTATTGTTTGATTTATAAGAGTTCCTGATGATGTTCCATCGGTATAATAAAACATAAATCCCGTTGTATTTCTTGCTTGATATTCATATTGTCTTACTTTACAACTTAATGTATATTGAGTATTTTCTTTAAACTTGCCTAACATATATTGATGATTATATATCCCATTTGGTCTAAACTTATAATACTCAATTCCATCTACAACTTCTTTTGTCATACTTTCATTGTTAAGATTATGTAATGTATTATACCAATTTTCGCTATCAAATAAATTCTCATATCCAACACTAACTAATTCACTAGGATTATCAGGTGTAGGTTCTCCATCTTGCTCTGTCTTACCTTCTACCTCAAAATCAATTAATTCAGTTTCTGCACTATCTTCTAGGTGTATGGATGAACCTGAGGCGGTTGAGGTGGGATTGATTTCTTTCTGAAATTCTCTGTCTAAAGTATCAACCTGTATAAGTAAACTATCATATCCTTGAATAACACCAGTATTTAATTGACCAGTAGTGATAAAATCAGCATTAATTCTACCATCTTGTAAAATTGCAACTGTATAAGTTCCATTTATGCCAGTAGAACTAAAACCTAAACCACCTAAAGACCATTTCCAAACATTTTGTGCTGTTGCTGGGCTGGTTGAATCCATTAAATAAATAACACCATTTTCTTTATCTATATAAACATTACCATTAAATGGATGATTAATTAAGTTCTCAGCATTTTGTTGAGCTTGAGTTAAGTAGTTCTCACTCTTTCTAATTTGATTTTCAATAACAATTTGTGATCGTGTAATACTTTGCTTAGCACTTCCAATTTCTAATGTAATAAATCTTCCTAAAATGCAATCATACACTGTCTTATTTACTCTAGCAGATGTATGAATATTTAATTCTGGAATAATTACATCGATAGTATCGCCTAAATGTACTGTTTCCAAATTACTATAACTTGTATATTCACTACACTTTGACAATTCAACAAAATTAACACTTATTGATACTTGAGGTAAATCTACATTCTTCGTAAATAAATCATTAGCTGCATTTATCAATGCTTGTTTTGCTTCGGAAAGTGTATGATATGCTTCTTCATCATCTGGATCATACTTTATATCATTAAACTCATATGTTTTGTATAGCGGTGTAAAATAATTACTCGCTCTCGGACTTTCTACATAAGTTGAATCAATAGTAAGTCCATCGAATCCAATTGGTACAATTCTTGTGGCAACATTGCTAAAATCAAGATTAAAGTCAATACCAGTTAGATTTTTCTTATATCTAATAGAAAAGTTAGCATTAGTACCTCTATGTTCATACACTGTAATATTGAAGTTATCATATGATAATTCGCCACCGAACTTTTTAAGTAATGCATTATCTTCATTAAATACTGCATCAATAAAATTCTTTCTTACATATCTCGTACTTGCTGTTTGAGTACAATTACCTGTTGCAGTAAAGTTTGTTGAAACAGCTGCATGATTTAGCAACCATGCTAATGCACTTTGTGCGGTTAAGTTGGTAGGAAAAACATCTGCTAGGAAGTTAAAACTTAAATCAAAAAAGATATGCTTAGCAAATACAGTGATTTTTTGCATATCCTTTTTAATATTCCATATCCTAAATGCTTGTCCATTTGCTTTAATTATATTTTGTTCTATTAAATATTCTGATAGATAACCATCTTTAGCATACTCAAATTCAAGTGTATATGCTCCATTTAATTCTTCTGTGATTAATGGATGTGAGATAAAATCTCTTAATACACCAATTCCTAATGTAGAAAAAGAGGTGGTCTCTTTACTATACAATGTTAGCATTATAACCACCCCTCTCGATATTTAATAGTAGCACCAGTTATTCCAGTACCAAAAGTAATTGTATTACTTCCTACTTTTAAAATAGGAAATTCTTCGAGTGTTACTTTATCGTTTTTAGCAACACTATTTTTATAACATTGCATTAAATTGCAATCAATTGTTATTCCTGTTTCAGTTACAGCAACTTGATAACCATTAATTGTAATAGTTCCTGTTCCTGTAATCGTAATTATAGGTGATACTTCAACATTACCACCCACTGTAATACTTCCACTTGCTGATAATGTCTTTGTTGTTTCGTTATTAGCATATGCTATTGGCTCCAATTCAAACTGCAATGGAAATTCTTCACAATAAGTTAAATATTTACCAAAATCAATTTGATTTTTTATTGTAGCAATGAAATATCTATCAGAATAATCTGATAATACTAAATTATGAGTACCATAGAATGTCTTTCTGATATCATCGATTCTACTTTTATCAGCACATACACATTGAATTGTATATGCTCTTGATTTCCAACTCTTATTGTCTATATGAAGTGAACCATTTCTACCACTAATATCTAGTGTCTCGATATCTCTTTCAGCTCTAGGAATTGGAGGCATATCTTTTACAATTATTTTTAAGGTATCGCTTGATACATTATTAAATGTAAAATTCTTCATTTATTACACCTCCGCTTTTTTCTGTAGATAGTGTAATTCTTCGGCTATTCTTTCAATATCTGTATCATCTCTAACCTCTAAATGTTCTACAGTAATATTATTATAATAATTATAATTTACTTCGTTTGCTTTATTTTTAACTTGATCGTATTCTTCCGCCTCATCCTTAGTTAAAACTCTTTCACCTTTATGCAATATTGCTGGCATTTCATCATAAGGAACTTCTTCAATTCCGACACGAAGTTTAGATATTAATGGTAAGTTAATACCTTTACCACCAAATCCAGGAACCCAATCTGGAATCTTTATTTTATTTAACATTTTAATAAATGTATTAATACCACCAATTAAAACATTAATAGGAGCCTTAACGATATTTGCTAAAGCGCCAAACACATTTTGGAATATATTCTTAACACCATTTACGACTGGAGTAAGTCCTTTTAACGCATTAACTAAAACTTTGCTAATTACATTTGCTATTGATGTAATTACAGTTATAATTGGCTGCAATATATTTGTAATACACCAATTAAGTAAATCGAAAATTGGTTTTAACAGTGGAAGTAAAGCTTCTATTATAGGCAATAATACAGGTAATAATTGCTCTATGATTTGAATTAAAGGTGGCAATATTATCTGCAATATATCAGTAAATATCGGTAATATACCCTCAATTATTCCACTCAAAGTAGGCATTAACTGTACTAGCAAATCAAATATGATTGGCAACAATGTTTCTGCAAATTGCATAAATATTGGCAAGATGTTTTCCAATAAACTTACCAATACTGGAGCCAATCTATCAATCATTGCTTGTATCTCTGGCATATGTTCTATAACTAAATCTAAGACAGTTTGAAGAACTGGTATCAATGATGCCATGACTCGATTTCCAACTGCTCCTAATGATTGCTGCACATCTGATAAAGTATCGCCAAATACTACACCAGCTGAGACTGCATCTTCACTCATTATTAAGCCTAAATCATTGGCTCTTTGAATAAGCCCATCATAATCCTCAGTACTTTGTTCTATCAAAGGCGACAATGTATAAGCAACATTATCACCAAACAACTCGCCAGCTTTTGCCGCTCGCTCTTCTGCTGTGCCTAATGACATGATTTGGTTCATGGCATCTTCCATATTTAAGTCTGTACCTTCGAGTTTCTTTGCAGCCTTTTCCATAGCAGTCATTTCAACACCACATTGTCCTGCTGCATATGCTAATTCCTGATATGATTTAGTGCTAACACCCATACGAATACTAGCCTTATCAATAGTATCTGCAACACCAGCACTATTATTTGCAGCTGCAGTTAATCCACCAACTATTGCTGTTGTAGCACCAACAACCGCAGTTCCAATTTGAACTGCTTTTTTAGAGACATCAGCAAAACTTTCACCAAAACTTTTACTACTATTTTTACCTTTTTTAGTAGTTTCATCTATCGCTTGATTTGCTTTTTCGTTATCTACAAATACTTGTCCAAAAATGCTAAATATATTAGCCATAGTACACCTCCTAATTTAATCCATAATCTTTCATAATTTCTTGTGCACTCCTCATATGTTTATTAAAAGTACCAAATTCGCCAGTTTTATTACTTAACATATTGAATACAGTATCAATTATCCTAGGAATCTCATTTTCTTTATAAACTGCATATTCTAAGCAATCAACCATCAATTCCCAATCTTCATCATAAAATCGTTCTATTCCTCCATAATATTTAAAAAAAAGGCGCAGAACTGCTGGAGTACCAAGCCCTACGCAAATTTTAAAAAACTTTTAAATTTTTCGTTTTGCATTAGTTCCTGAATTATAGGAATAATGTCCTCATTTTCAGCTTCTTCTTTACTAATGCCTTTTAATTCAGCAATGAAATCAGTTATCTCATCCTCTACTTTATATAAATTATCAACTATCAATGCTAATAATTCTTTTACAACCTCTTGTTTATCAACCGAATCATTTCCAGATTCTACATTGATTTTCATAATTAATGATGATATCCCCATTTTATTTATCAATTTTGATATTTTGCATAATAATTTTGTACTTAATTTAAAATTTTCCATAAATTTATCCTTTCTTTGCTCCCTTTTCTTATATCTACTCCAAAATATTTGCAATAAACATAAGAAAAGAGAGCATATAAATCTCTCAATATTTAACTAGCTAATGGATTAGTAGTAGATGTAGCAATTTCCCAACAACATTCCTCGTTAGCATCTGTAGGATCATAATGTCCTAAGAACTCAAGACTGTGTTCGTTTTCACTCTTTGATACACCTTTATATGTAAATGCTCCTTCGTGCATAGCATTATTAACTTTAAGAATAGTATAAGAACCATCTAACATTTTGGTTACAACAGCAACATTCTTTAAGTAATTAGCAGCTGCAACTACACCAAAGTTACCAGGTGTAAGTGTATTTGTTGCTACAGTTGCTCCTGGTATAGCCAATTTCAAATATTCTAGACTGCAGCATAGTGTAGATATCTTTAAAGAAACATCTTCGCCATCTTTTACCTGTAGTCCTTTTGTTTTCCCTTTTCTTCCATCAAATTCAATATCTCTGATAGATGGTGTTGCTGTAAACTCTGCTCCACCTCTTGTAGGTCCTAGAACCATTTCATCAGATTCGCCATAATTAACAACAACTACACCTTCATCAATTTGAATTTTATTGATGTTTGCAGAAGATAAATTAACAAGAGCCATAGTTTCCCTCCTTTAAAATATTCTGGCAATAAAAGAAACCCTTCTCATTGAAGAGTCCTGTTCTGTCATCTTACCTAAATATTGATTCTCAAAATTAATATGAAAACCAACATTTTCATCTTTATAATTGTATCCATCAAGACCAACTCTTAATAGATCACATAATTCTTCTACATTTGAATCAGATAATTCATTTATATATAATTCAATATCAAATAAACATTGATATCCATAGTCTAAAGTAGAAATAGATAAATCTGGAACTACACCATAAGGATATGAAGTATCGTTTGGTGCTTTCTCATAATAAACATTCATAATGGTATTTATTTTTTCCATTAATTTCGTTAAAAAAGTATCAATCAATTTCTTCATCTCCTCCTAAGTCAATTTTCATTCCTTGAGTTAAGGTATATTCTTCCAATTTACCTAATCCCTCTTGTATTGCATTTTGAATCTTGTCGATATTCTCGTAAGCAGCATTTCTTAAAAAGTTTTTACTACCCATACCAGGATGTTGTACCACATAACCATAATTAATATGATTATCATGCAATTCATAGGTAAGTTTCCCACCTTTTTTGAATTGAGCAGTTTGTATTTGATGCGGTTTAGTACCAAATTCAAACCAACTTGGATTAACGAAATATTTAAGTCCAAACTTTTTACGAGTTTGCGATCTACTTAAATATCCAACCTCTAAATATGGTTGTCCTGTCTTATAGTCTATTTTAGCCCAAGCCTTAACAGCCTTTTTAAAATATCCTCTTTTAACAGGAACTTTTTCTTTTAAAACATCTGTTACGATTTTACCGCCTTGCTTTAAAGCATCTTTTGAGAGTTTCTTCATCATGGCAATACATTCTTTTGATGTGTCTATAAATTCAACCTTACATACATTAGTTTTTTCAACTAATTGAGTGGCCATTATTTATTCTCCACAACTGTTGAGGTCAATACTAACTCAACGATATCTTCCTTTTTATAAGTTCTTAATATCTTATAAATCGTATTGTTATATCTGATATGAGTTACATCAGTTAGATCAATTAATTTTGCTTCTAACTTTATCTCTGGCTTGAAGCCTACAGATGCAGATTGATAAAATTCACTTTGTCCTATGCTTTTTTCATTACAATAAAATAAACTTTCAGTATAAGAAACCTTAGGCCTATTTTTGCTATCTAATGTATTACTTTCTTTCATTAGATAACCAACATTTTTAAAATACATATTACTCGCCTTCTTCCAAAGGTTTATTGTAATTTAAACATAAAAATGCTTTTAATGATTCATAGGATTTAATATATCTTTCAGCATCTGTATTATCAAAACCGAAATAAGCCTTACAATAACAAGTAATGGCTTGAATTATCATTTCATCTGTATCTTTAATATTAGAAGAGGCAATGCCTGCCAATTCTAATTCTTTTTTACAAGCATTAATTAAATCAGTAATTTCGCCATCGTAGGCATTATTATTAATTCTTAATGCGAGTTTAATTTTATTAAGCATTGCCTTTTACCTCCTTAATATAATTAAGAACTAGCTTTTGTTAAAGTAACGAATGCATCTAATAATGCAACTTTACCATCAAATACGCAACTTCCTAAATACTTATTAGAATTACTATCAATGTCGAATTGTGATACAACATTAACATCTTCACTTAGGTTACCAACATATTTCTTGAAATCACCAAGAATTGCAGTATCGTTAGCAATTTTATCACTAACAATTACTTCATAACCATAGATGAAGTATTTTCCACCTTCAACTCTTACTAAATCATGTTTAGCATTGTCTTGAAGTGGCATAAATGCTGTAAATAAAGTCTTTTTATTCATAGCAAATTTTGCATTTCTATCATATCCAGCACCTAAATAACTAATCAATGTTCTTACATTGTCAGCAGTTAGACTAGCATTAGCAGCTACTTTAACATTTCTTGTTCCAGTAGCGAATGTTTCAGCTAAAATACCTTTTGCTTCACCTGAACCACTACCATTAAATACTAAATCTTCAAGTTTTTCAGCAATCATTTCAGCAATCATATTAATTAACCATTCTTCAAATGCAGCAACACTCATAGTAGATACTGTCTTTGAAACTTGGATTAATTTAGTTACTTCATAACCAGCTAATGTTACAGTTACTAATGTATCGCCATCAGCATTAATTGTGCCATTTTCTGTATGTTTAGCACCTGCAGTTTTAACACCTTCAACAGCAAATTTGATTCCACCTTTTGCATGAAGTAAAGTGATTTCACCTAAAACTGGAGCTAATTTAGTTACCTTTTTGATAACTTCATCTGCAGCTTCTTGAGGGATAACTGCATCTACCCCAGCAGCAGCATATGCTCTTTGTTCTTCTTCAGTTAATTCCTTTCCTAATAATTTCTTAAAATAAGCAGTTCTGTATTCTTTTGAATCCATGTTTTTTACACTTTCCTTTCTTTCTTCTTCGTTGTAAGTTTCTACAACTTCCCCAACGACACCATTCTTTACATTTTCAAGGATGGCTTTTCTTTTTTCGGCTTTTTCTATCAAAGCTTTCTTTTCTTTTTCAAGTTCATTAACTCTAGCTTCCATCTGAGTTAATTCTTCGCCAGTTATTTCGGCATTACCTGATAACTTTTCTTGAATTGAACGAAGTTCTTCTTGAATTTCTTGATAAGTCATTTAGTTTTCCTCCTTTACTGAATTGACTTTTAATAATAAAGAGAGCTTTCTATTTAAAAGTTCTCTTTGGGCTCTTAAGTTATCCAACTTCTCTTTCTCACTCTCCAGTGTAGATAGAGCACGAGCATATATTGAAGTTGTATCATAGAATGGAGTATCCACTACACTCACATCATACAAACGATCAATCTTTAATATTGTTCTAGTATCAGTTGCTAAATCCCATTTTTCTTCTTCAACTGTAAATGCGAATGACATCTTATCTAATAATCCAGCCTGGATCATCTTGTAGATATCTCTATTTGAAGTAGTATCTATTAACTCAGCACGAATAAACAATCCTTTATCATCGATTGTTAATTGCAATGAGTTATTTCTAGTTCTGGCCAATATTAAATGAGTGTCATTATGGTTGTATTTAAGACATACATCTTTCATATCGCAACCATTAAATGCATTGCTATCTATAATTTCAGTGAATCCATGTGTTGCTGGTGAATTAAAAACAACTGCATATCCTTCGACAATCATTTTTTCTTCATTTTCTTCATCTTGTCTTACTTCAAGATTCTTAGCTAATAGTCTTATTTCTTTTTCGTTTTTCATCAATATTCCCTCCCACTAGGTAAAATAAAAACAACTTTCTCACCTTTATAAGTTGTTTCTTTCAAATTATCTATATATTTTTTACTATGTATCTCATTCATTTTTATTTTCTTCATTGTTGCTTGTTTCTTGCTCGTTTCCATCATTGCTGTTTCCATTATCTGGCTCTTGTTTGCCATCTTCTTCACTTCCTTCCTTATTTAAGTTATTAACCTCAGTATATTCCTTACGAATATATCTTTTGTCGCCATCTTCAACATGAGGTAGATTCCAAATATCCATAACTTGATTAGTGCTTAATATTCCTCTATCAAATAATTGCTGTGATACATTTAATTTGGTAGTATTACTAATAAATTGAAGTTTAGTACTTTCTAACACAACATTTAGTCCTTTTTCAATATCTGTAAATTTAATTATCATATTTGTTAATACTTGACTTATTTGAATAGCAATTGGTTCAACTACATCTTCATAGAATAGATTCCATTGATCCTCAGAAGCAGTATTTTGAAGTATTGCTTCACTTATATGGAAGTAATCAAAAACATTATTCTTAATTAAATCCATTTGTTCTTTATCTACAATAAATGGTTTACTATCAACCTTTTGAATATCTGCGAACTTGCTATCAAAGATTAATATTCCGCCATTGTTTTCCATAGATAATTGGTCCTCTTTTAATCTCTTTTGTTCATTCTTAATACTCTCAGCATTTTGAACTACACCTAATCTTGCTAAGAATCTAATCATAGCACCGCTCTTAATGCCTTCTTTAATTCCTTGCTCTTGAGTATCTATTAAATCCATTGTTGAATGAATTGCTTCATTGCTTTCACCAACATATTCTTTTTTATAATAATGTCTTTTTAACGAACCAACATATTCGTATTCTATTACATACTCGTTATCTTGTATTTTATAAACTAAATAATCTACACCTTTATGAGTTACTATCTTTGAGCCTGCAGCTCTAACAGGATAGAAACCTACAATATTGCGATTAATATCATTGTCAAATATAGGAACTATGTATGCATTGTTTTCTACTAATAAAATAGTTACCAATCTATATAAAAATTGTTGAGTAGTCATTATTCTATTTGGCTTTGTTTGTAAAATAGTATTAAGCCTCTTATAATTCTTATTTCCATTTATTACAGGATTTAATTTAGAGCATTGAGTCGCAATTTTATCAATGCATGATCTAGTTAATCCCATCTCAAACAAGCCACTATTATAAGTAGTGAATACTGGACTATAACTATTTAATAGTCTAAATGTACTTGTTAACATTTCCATATTTTTTCGTGTTTCAATATTATTTCTAAATCTACTGAATATTCCCATATTGTCCTCCTACATATTTAAATAATCTTCATAATGTCTTTGATATACTACATAAGAATCTATCAATGACACTGCTCCATCTATTCTTTGTTTTGAATTTCTGCCTTTAATCGGCCTAATATTATCATTCTTATCTATTTCTACTTGTGTATTAGTTAAACACCATTTTAAAATAGGATTATTATTGTAATTAACTTTCTTATCTGCTAAATCAGATGCTAGGATTTTCATCGGAGTACTCATTGTTTTTGCTCCCTGTATGACTGGCTCTAAGACATAACCATTTTGTTTCATCTCATCAGCCCATTGGTTAGCACCCCATTGATCGTATCCTACCCATATCGTATATATTCCATACTTATCTCTTAGCTCATTAAACCAGGCAGTAACATCTGAGAAATTAACCATACTACCCATGCTAAATCTAATATATCCTTGTTCCTTCCATGTCTTATAAGGAACTTTATCTTCTTTTATGTGTTGTTCTGCTCTTTCTTCTGGAATAAAGTACATCTGTGCTAAATATAACTTATCTTCTTTTCTAATTAAGCAACTAGCACAAGTCAAGTCGCCTACACTTGATAAGTCCACCCCACCTATTCCATAACAATTCCTTAGGCTTTCCAAATCAAAGGTATCTTGATTATTTATTGTTTCAAAAGTAAGCCAACTGCCAACACCAGTTTCCTTAATATTAAAATCTTTAGTCAACAATGTCGGTAAATAATTTTTATCATTCTTTGCTCGTTTAACTTGCTCTTGTAAATAATCAAGTCCTTTGATTGTTCCTAGTCCTGGATTCGCTTTCATCCACATTTTTGGATTTGTCCATTCTTTTCGCTCATCAAGTTCATAGATAAAACTTATAAATCGTTCATCTTCTTTTTTGTCATACAATATATCAGAACTTAATCCATCTAAATCATCATAGATATTCTCTCTAACAAATCCAGCAGTTGAAATAGTAAATAAAATAGGCTGCTGTCTAGCACCCATTGATTGTTTACTTACATCGTAGATATTTCTATCTTTCCATGCATGAACTTCATCTAAGATTCCGCAATGCATATTTAAACCATCCAAAGTATTACTATCACTCGCCAATGGTTCAAATGTACTGAATGTTAAATCAACATATAAATCAGACTTTCTTTTTCTGATATGCTTTTGCAATAATGCACTTTGACTTACCATATTCTTTGCTTCATCAAAAACTATCTTTGCCTGGTCTTTCTTTCCAGCGACACAACAAACTTGTGCTCCACCTTCACCATCGGCAAATAACATATATAATCCAATTGCAGATAGTAAAGTGGACTTACCATTCTTTCTAGCTACAATTACAAATACTTCTCTATATCTTCTTAATCCATTATCATCAACAAAACCGAATATACATTGAATCATTGCTTTTTGCCATAAATCCAAAATAACAGGTTTGCCAGCCCATTGTCCTTTGCTGTGTTTACAAAACTTTTCAATAAACTCAATTGGCCTATTTGCTTTCTTTAAATCGAAATGATATTTACCAGGATTATTTAAATCATATACAATTTTCTCATACTGTCTCAACAACCTCTTACATACAGTTATCTTTCCGCTTGTAATCAAATTGTAATATGTCAAAATATAATTCATTATTTACTTAAAAAATCCTCCAACTCATCTTTTGAGTTTACCGCTTTTTCATCTTTAACAAAATCGCACAATTGCTTCAACACAGTTTGATAACTCTTAACTGTTTCCCTATAATCTTTCAATAAAGGATTGGCTTTCGTAAAAGTTTGACTTGCATTTATTGTTGTTGATGTGTACTTTTCAATTGTCATAAGTTCAGCTTCCATGTCCTGAGACATAACCAAAAGAAAAGCAGCACGATCAATTAACTTGTCGATTATTTCTTGTTTCTCTTTTGAGTTTGCCTTAAAAGATTTTTTTAAATTTGTTTTTTCTTTTGTTATTCTCGTTTTTCTTACTGAAACTTGTTCCATAATCTCACTCTCACTTTACCCCCTCCACTAAAAATGCCATTTCGAGGCTAAAAAAGGTTCATCGCGCGGTTTATATATATATCATTTCTCTTTTGAAATAGGGGGCATATCAAATATCTGTAACGAAACTATATTTACTGTATTAATAAATATCGTTGTATTATCTTTTGCCTCTAACATTAGAGTACTCATGTTATCTAAGGCACTTATTAATGCTTCCTTATCTATCTTATCCTTTAGCTCTACATCAAAGAAGTTTGTATCAGTTAATATTCTTATTACCATTTCAATATCTCCTTATTAGTTGTCCTGTCTCATCAAACTCTAGTCCATCGATGGTAGGTTGTACTCCCTCATGTATAACAGCATGGCACTCCCTACATACTGGCATTAAGTTATCCTCGCCTAATGTTATATTAGGATCGTTTATATTTTGTGGTGTTAACCAAACAATATGGTGAACTATCTCGGCTGGATTATTGTGGCACTTCTGACACATATAATGGTACTTAGCCATAACATAGTCTCGTGTCATTATCCAGTTAGTTGATTGATAGAATTTCTTAGCCCATTCCTTAGCCATATTTACCTCTATAATAAAAGAGACTTAATGTCTCTATAGTTTTGAAAGAAGGTGATACTGTTTGAATGTATCACAAAGTCTATTAATAAATACTGCAGAATGGATACTAGGTCTTTATTATTAATTTCCACAACCTTTCATATCCACTCTGCACTATCTACCAAGAGATAGTGCTTTGTTTTATCAGAACAATTATCGGTACGGAGGTGAAAAATATTTTAATTTTTCACGATACTAATATACATCAAGATTTGTGCAATTTTGTGCAATCTTTCAATTCTGATACAAATTTCTTTTCATTTCATTGATATAATTGTATATTTGCCTAATACTGTAGCCAGTTAATCTATAAAATTTATACACAGATTTATGATCTAACCACTTATAGCAATATATCTTGTCATATACATCACCAGTTTCTCTCATTTTTCTTTCAAGTTTTTTTAGCTCATAATTTAGCATATCACGAGTGTTTCGGCTTTGGTTGATTAATTCATCGACTTCATCTTTTTCGGCTGTGTAGTTAAGTAGATTTAACTCTGAATAGGTATTGCTGCTATCAACCATAACTTGTTTTATTTTTGATGAGCCTGGTATAACTGCTAGGATTAATTTACTTTTCTTTTCTAGTGCCTCATTATATCTTCGAGCTGCATCTTTATACATTCTCAATAATTCATGATAATCTAAATACATATCTTCCCCTTTCCCCTTTTTATTTCAACCAAACCCTAATAAATTACTTCTCTGGCATTTGATAAATATTACTTTCAATAATATTAAAATCTGTACCAATAAAATGATTTTGAAAATTTAAAGTAGCAATTTTACTTTGTATTTCATCTAATACTTCTAATGCTCTTTCTTTTGTTGCATATTCTCCTAAATATATTTCAGATGCATATCTGCCTTCATCCCAAACAATAATACTCTTATCATCAATGTCTATTCTTCTTGTATTTATTAACGTTCTTTTATCTTGACTTCTAATCCATAGTTCCATTATTTATTCTCTTTTCTATATTCATTAAATTCTTCTATTACTTGATTTATTTTTTCTTTTAATACTTTAAAATTGTAATTTAATTCTTTACTATCACCTTTAAATATACATAATTCATCATCAGGTATAAGCGGTATATCTTTATCTTCTTCAAAAGTTATTTCACTATTAAGCATTAAAGCGCCAATGTCTAACTTATGAATAATGTTTGATTTAGAGCATAACATTGTGTCAAGTTTTTGCTCTACTAAATTAAAATAACTAATATATTCTGGTATATATTCACCATTAGACATTTTAACTAATAAATCAATTACTTTCATTTTTTTCCTCCAATATTTCTAATAATTTATAACCATCGTATATTTCTTCAATATATTCAATTACAAATTTACCATTTTGCATTGAACCGCCGCATTTACTATTTGCTATTATATAATCAACAGCCATTTCTATACAACATTCTTTTTCTTCTAGTTTATTCTCTAATTTCTCGATTTTCTTTTTTAATCTCTCAATTTCCTGTTCTTCCCAAGTAGGCTCTTTACCATGTATTTCTTCATCTGTTAAATATAGATCATTCATAGCTTGTCCTCATAAGATAGTACATAATTGATTTGCCTCTTACTTAGTGTTATAAACCAATTGCAATGTAGCATTAGTACATATCTCTTTCCTTTTTCTTTTAGTAGTTTAGTTAGTTCTGGTTTAGTCATTACTATTCTCCTCATAACTAATCATTAGTTTTATATTACTAATTTCATTATTTGCTTGTAGGATAATTACATTCATTGTTTCAAGTAGGTTATTCTTTATTGTTTCTTTATTTTTTTCAAATTCTTCGAATAGTTTATCTATTAACTTTTCTTTCATTATTATCTTTTCCTTTTTCTAATTTTTGGTTTTGTTAATTCTTCATCTTTTATTTCTTTTAGTACCTTCACATATTCATAATCGGGATTCTCAGTTATTACTTTAGCTAGGTATTCACTGTTAAGTACATATCGCCTTATTTTGAAAGGGCCGAGTTTAATTTCTACTAGATACATTATTACCTTCCTTTATTTCTTTCATTTTGTCTAAAACTTCTTTCAAATCTTCTAATGTTTGTTCCTCTAATGTATCGGGATTAGCAATTAATGCTATATAACTTTTCAACCATTCTTCTAACTCATTCCAATTGTTAGTTAATTGGTCTATTTCTAATAAACAATTTTGGAATATAGGGCAATCTCCATTCGATTTGCAAAAACTTTCAGCACCACGAAACTTTCTTCTTTTGTTAAATTCTTGTTTTCTATATTGATTATTTACCAATTTATTTTTATTCATTAGCATCACTTCCTAACCAGTCTAATTCTTCTATTTGTTTATTTATGGCTTGTATATGTTTAACAGTTAAATGTTCACTGTTTTGTAAATCTATATCTATATTTATTGGCGTCCAAAAATTTATTGTTGATGTTGTTTCAAAATTGTAATATGAAATCATTGTTAATTTAACACCAGCATTATTTGTATCAACTAATTCATATCCTAACTTTTCAAACATCTCTTTAGCACTCATTGACTATCACTTCCATTTTGTAATATGTTTATATTATTTGTTGCTATTTCAATTAAACTATCACCACTATAAATAATATCTGTTGTTGGTCTATAAAAATCCTTTGTATCTTTTATTATTTGATTGTTATATTCAATTGCTTTTTCGCAACGAGATTTGTAATCTTCTTTTTCTTGATATAATTCTTCATAACCCTTTCTACCATATCTTAAGCATATGTGTTTATAAAAATCCCTTTCTCGTTGTAAATTAGTTATGTAATCTAATAATATTTTTGCATTTTCTAAATCAATTGAATAATTCATAGGCATAGGTGCTTCTTTAAAATCGATTGCTGTTTGAAATTGCATTATTGCTTCTCTTATCTCATCATTCATTATTACTCACCTACCTTAATCTAACCATCTTTCTTCTTCAAAATCATCATCAAATCTTTTGCATATTTCTTTTGCTCTGTTATGTAGTATTATTGCACTACTATTACCATCTCTATAACTTCTATGTTGTTCTAATTCGCTTATAATATCCGCTCTTACATTTTCTAAAAAATATAATACTTCATATGCTTTATCCATATTTTCTTTTGATTTATTATCGTGGTTTGTTTCTCCATACCAACTAATATCACCGATATAATCATTCAAATAATCTCTTAAATTAATAATCATTATTACTCACCTTTGCTTTCTAAAAAACATCTTTAACTTCTAATTCGCTTATCATTCTTTTTCCCCCATGCAAATTAAGCTCTTTTTTTAATCGCATATTTTCTTCAAATAATTCTCTAATATACACATCGGCTCTATCCATTTCTTCTAAAAGTCGTCTTATGTAGTCTCTTTGTTCTCTATTTAAAGCTCCCCATTTGCCATATTGACTTGAAAATGTATCAGGTTCTTTTAGGTATTCTTTCATTTTTTCTCTATAATTCATACTTATTTTCCTTTGCTATCTTTTTTTATGTTTATTGATATCTTTGGTTAGTTCTTCTAACTTCTTATAATCTTCCAATTGCTTTTGCTTACCAGCATTCTTTAGTATCTTTATTTGTGTATCTTTCTTTTCAGATTCCAACTTTTGCAATTCAATAGTATCTTCTAGTTCATTTACTGTATTAAGCAATTCTTTAGTCTTGTTTCTTTCTTTATTTAGGCTTGTTGTTAGTCCACCTATTTTACTTGCATTTTTCTTTCTTGCAGCTTCGGTATTTTTAAGTTGGTCTAATGTATTTGTGATTGCCATAGTAAGAATAGTATCATTATCTTTTAATTTATTAATTCTTTCAGTTAATCTATCAGTCACATTAATATTAGACTTATTGATATCAAGTGCTTTATCTAATTCTTTTTTAAGCCATTCATATTCATCTTTTCTAATAATCATATATTTCATTATCTACACCTACCCAAATACTACAAATGCAAGTACAAAAAATACTAATGCTAACACACTAAAGAATACTATTAATGCACTACTAAATCTTCCATCCGTTTTTCTATCTTCTTCTTCTATTTCTTT